TGAGTTTGCCGTTATCGAGGCGAAAAGCGAGTCTATCACGGAGGCAATCCCAGAGGTCATTGCGACGGTGGATGCGGTTGAGGACGAGATTGAAGCCAAAACTAATCTAACAATTTCACAATTTCCAATGGAGGAAAAAATGGACGAACCTATCGTCGAAAAAGAAGTAAAGGCTGTTGAGCAGCCAACTATTGATGTTGAGGCTTTGAAGAAGTCGATCATCGAAGAATTGAAAGCGGCTCCCGGTGAGGTCAAGGGCGTGCCAACTACCAAGAACGCGAAGGAATCCGCCAGCTTCTCGAAAGCCTTTATGGCTTGGGCGCAGGGCGACAATCCTCGCGGCTTTACTGGCAACGAACTTGAATTGACCGCCAAAGGCTCATGGCAAGGCGCGACCGATAACGAAGGCGGCTATGCCGTGCCTGATGATTTCTACAATTCGATCGTTGAGCAGCGCCAAGATCAGTCATGGGTGCGACAGGCTCCCGTAATGAAACTGGTCAGCAATCACGACCGCATTCTCATCCCGACCGAATCTACCGCCGCGACCAAGCTGGCTGTGATTGCGGAAGAGGGCGCGTATGTGGAAAACGATCCAGTCTTCGGGCAGGTCGCTTTGACTATGTACAAAGCTGGAAAGATGATCAAAGTCAGCGAAGAAATGCTGGACGGCGACGCGGTTGGGCTGGAAGCATATCTGGCTTCCGTCATTGCGCGCGCTTCCGCTGCTGCTGAGAACTACTACCTGACCGTTGGCAGTGGTTCTGGTATGCCGCAAGGCGTGCTGAGTGGTGCAACCGCATCTGGCATCACAACCGCCGCGAAGACCGCCATCACCGCCGCCGAGTTGGTTTCCACTATCGGAACGCTTGATAGCAACTATCTCAATGCCAACACTCGGCTTTTGATGCTTGGTTCGACCAAGTGGTATTTACGCGGCAGAACTGGCGACAACTTCCAGTTTGTTCAGACTCCTGCTGGTGGTGACTTCATGGGCATTACTGCTCTTGTTTCGCCCGACATGGAAGCCATCGCGGACACCAAGAAGTCCGTGCTGGTTGGCGACTTCTCGATGTACGCATTCGCAGAACGACAGGGCTTGAAAGCCGTCCGCAACCCGTATCTGTACCAGGCAAACGGACAGGTGGGTATCTTCATCAGCCAACGCTTCGGTGGTGCTGTACTCCAGACACTCGCCTTCAAGTATTTGACCCAGGGCGGATCATAATCCTGAAAGGGGATAAACCATGAACCTATTAGGAAGAACAAAAATTGTTCCCTCGATTGTGCCAGTAAGTTCCAACACGGCACTGACAGAAGTTGCTATTGACTGCACTGGTTTTGACCGCTGCTGTCACATTATTGCTGTTGGCGCAATGGCGACCGGTGCAACACTGGACTACAAAGTTCAGGAAGACTCCGCCTCCGCGATGAATGTTGCCCCCACTGATATTACCGGAGCGGTATTAACTCAAATTGCAGCCGCAACCGGCGCAAGCAAAGTTTACGCGATTGATGTTCCTGTCAATCCCGCTAAACCCTACCAGAAAGCGGTCGGCGTGGCTGGCACTGATGTTGTGTTGGTTAGCGCGGTGGCTGTGCTGTACGAAGGTTCGGGCACGTACCCGAAGACCGCCGCTACTCAGGCGATCATCATCTAACGAAGTTGGGGGTAAGAAGGGTGAGGGGTTCACGCTCCTCACCCAACTCCCTCGAAAGTGAGAAACATTTATGGCAGCACAAGTTGTAACAATAACGCAAGACGCGGTTGAATATCCATTGCAGAAAATTCAATGGGATTGGCTTTCTGCTACCGGTGGGGCTGTAAGTTCAGCCGCTTCTGGCTGGTATTGCGGCAAGATCGTCAAAGTCAGTCTGGCTTCTGACTCAGGCGGAACAGCACCGACCAACCTTTACGATGTGACTATCGAAGATGGCGACGGGCTGGACGTATTGAGCGGCAATGGCGCAGATGTAACCGCTGCTGCAACCGTATATATCAACGACCCGACCAAAATGCTGTGGGTTAGATCGGGCACGCTAACTTTGAAAGTGGCGGCTGCGGGTGACGAAAAGGGCGGCGTGGTGACAATGCTCATCCAGCGCGCCTGAATGGAGTAATGATGAAAGTAAAAATATTAGTTCCATTCCGGTTTGAAGTAGAGGGCAAAGCCCACGAGTTTGAACCAGGAATTGCGGAGCTGCCTGACGAATCGGTTGATGCTTTTGTCCGTGCCGGTTATGCCGCTCTGATCGAAGACGAACCGGCAATCAAGATCGTTGGCAACAAAGCCACGTCAAAGGTAAAGGCGGTCAAGTAACATGGCATACGCAACTTCCGTACAAGTAAAAGACTATCTGGGCATTGCATCGACGGTGGTGGACGACAATCTACTTGGCGATCTGATTACGCGTGCGGAAGGCTTGATTGATGCTTACACCGACCGCAAGTTCGAAGCGGCAACCGAGACACGCTATTTTACGACGGATTCTACGGACGGGCAGGATTTGATGCTATACGGCGAAGACCTGCTGACTGTGACAAAACTCACGAACGGCAACGCGGCGGAAGTCGCGAGCGGCAATTATCGCCTGTTCCCGCGCAATGACAGTCCGAAGTGGCTTATCCGTCTGGACGAGTCACAATCGTGGAGTTTCTCGGACGGCGATAGCGAAATAAGCGTTGCTGGCACGTGGGGATATTCTGCAACCGCTCCGGCTGATATCGAGCACGCTTGCGTGAGGCTGACCGCGTTTCTTTACCGGCAGAAGGATAATTCGGCTGACTTGGACAGACCGCTTATCACGGGTGACGGCGTGACCATTATGCCGACCAACCTTCCGGCGGATGTCACGCGCTTATTGGATAGGTATAAGAGGCGGATAGTATGAGCGTTGAGCTTCACTTAGGCGACTGCCTCGAAGTTATGCGCTCCATGCCTGACAAGAGCGTGGATGCTGTGATTACTGACCCGCCGTACGGGATTGGCTTTGGCTATCGAAACGGGCGAGAGGAAACTAATTCGCCGGATGATTACTGGAATTTACTTTCACCTATCTACGACGAGATTGAGCGAATATTACGTCCAGGTGGTTTTCTTGCCATCTGGCAAGCCAATAAATATTTTTCTTATTTCTGGAAGTGGTTTGGTGATGACATAAGAATATATGCCGGATGTAAAAACTTTGTGCAACTACGGAAAACTCCTATCAATTATGGCTTTGATCCAATAGTTATAAAGTATAAGACTGGTGCTCCATTGCGACCAGAAAAACCACGCCGGAATTTAGATTATTTTGTAGCAAATACGGCTAAATGGGTAACACAAACCGACTCGCTTGCGCGACAACACCCTTGCCCAAGACCAATTGACCAAGTGCAAGAATTGGTTGAAAACTTTGTGCTTGAAGATGGCACGGTATTAGACTGTTTCGCTGGTTCAGGCACGACCGGCGTGGCTTGCGTTCAGACTGGCAGGAACTTCATCGGGATTGAGATTGACCCGACATACTTTGCGATTGCGGAGCGCCGGATAAAAGAAGCGCAGATGCAACCGAGAATGGAGGGAGTATGAGCGCAAGCGCGATTTTAGGCGTTTATTCGTCACTGGCGGCTTTGTCGGTAAGCATGAAAGATGGGGTTACGCCTTATGCCTACGATCTGGACGAGCTGCCGGAATCCATCACAACCGCGCAATTGCCTTGCCGACTTCTGCTTCCGGTTGCAACCATGCCGGGTGAAGGGCGTGAAGGGCAGCACATTGCGATTGGAACGGCAATGTCAATCAACTGGCAAATAACCGACCTTATGCTGTGGCAACCTTCCGAGCAGGGCTTGGGCTTGCGTGAGTTTGCACCGAAGTTGGTCGAATATTCGGGCAAGTATCTGGACGGAATGCGGGCGTGGGGCAAATGTCCGACTTCAAACACGACCCTGCAGAGCGTGTCTATTACGCCGGGCGAGTATGAATGGCCGCGGGGGTCAGGACGCTTCTATTCCGGCGTTCTGTGTCAATTACAAATATTGGAGGTAGTCAGTGGATAAATATATCTATCAGGGCAATGGCTACTTCGTGGGACTGCCAGCGCGCGATTTGGACGCGGATGAGTGGAAACAGTTCCCGAAGGAGCTGACGAAAGCCGCGCTCAAAGCGGGCATGTATAAGTTAGAAAAACAAAAAGAAGAGGTAAAAGATGCTTAATGCACATAATGTTTTACAACTCGGCTGGCAGTCAGGTTTTGGCACGGCTAACGGAACGGCGACTCGCAAGCTGCAGAACGTGTCCAGCTTCAAGCTGCGCCCGGAACTCGAAACCCGCGCGCTTGACCAATTGCGCGGCACGCTTGCTCCCACCCACCAGACCACGCTTGACCGCTATTTATCCAGCGCGACCGCTGAGACGAGCGATACCGACTTCGAGGAATTGAACTACTGGCTGGAAATGCTATTCGGCACGGCCACGCCATCTGGGTCAGCTAACCCTTACACGCGCGCTTATGCCGCGCCAACCACCGCCGCTGTTACTCCGCACTTTGCGACCTTGCAATTCGGGCAAACCGATGAAGTCTGGCAGATGCAGGATGCGAGCGTTACAAGCCTGACATTGAGCGGTGCTGCCAACTCCGGCGTGAGTGTGGGCGCGTCATTGATGGGCGGCAAAGTGGTTGCTGGCACGCTGGCTACATTGCCTGACTTGACCACCGGCACGCGCATGACCGGCTGCATGGCTTCGGTTGCGGTTGAAACGTGGGCTGGTAACACCTTCACTCCGCTGGCATCGAGCGCGTTCAGTTGGGAATTGAGCGTCAATGCTAACCGCGAGTATCACAACTTCCTGGGCGAATGTACGCCGACCGCGTCTTACGACAACAGGTGGAGCGGGCAGTTGAAACTCAGTTTGGAACTCAACAATTCGACTGATGACTATCTGATCGCCATGCTTGCGGCTGCCAGCGCTATCTTGGAAAAGCGCGTGCGCATCATCTACACCACCGGCTCATCTACTACCTTGCGATCCATGACCTTGACCTTTGCAGGCCACACAATGCAAGCGCCGGAGCTATTCCAAGATAAGAACGGATTGATGACCTACGATCTGGTGCTGGATGGCGTTTATAACCCGACCGCAAGCAACTGGCTGACCATCGAAACCAAAGCCGCACTGGCTACTGTTTAGGACAAATAGAATATGGAATTTGAACACCCGAAGTTTGGCAAGTGCGTGCTGAAAGAAATCAACCAACGCATGTTGGAAGATTACCACCGCGACATGAAGGGCAAGCAGGACTCGCCCCTTTCCGTGTGGCGTGGCGATAGCGTCAGGTCATTTGTCGAGCATGGATATATGACCGAGCCGGTAATGACGGTTGAAGGCGTGGACAATGCCAAGCCTGCTTTGATTGTTTGGCTGGCGGACTGTGTTTTCAAAGTCATTGCGGAGGCAATGAACATTGACCCTTTATCCTGATAGCCGCTGCGGATTATGCGGATGGAAAGCGACCCGACATGCCCGCCTTGCTTGAGCTTGCGTTGAATTGCGAAAACTATCACGCCTTGCCCTACTCAGGCGGCGTGATGGAGCAACCGGCGGGCTTGCTGCGGAAAATGCGGCAGGTCAATAACGTGTACGAAGCGGTCAAGATTTACAAGCGCGAGGGCAACAAGCCCGGCGAAACGGCAAAGTGGAAGCGCGAGCATGAAGAAGTGTGGGACATTGTGAACGAGGTTGAGAGATTGAGAGCGAAGTATGGCTAACTTGAAGATCGTGATTAGCGCGCTGAATCAAGCCAGCGGCGACCTTTCGAAAGTAAAAGCCGACGTAAAGAGTGTCGGCGATGCTGGCAAAGACGCGAAGGGCGGTGTTGAAGGATTTAGCGACGGCATCGGCTCAATACTTGGCAAAGCTGCGTTAGTGGCTGGGGCTGTAGCTGGCGTTGCAACTGCGCTGCGGGAAGTCTATGGCGCCGCAAAAGAGGGCGCAGAATTAGAGTACGCCCGCACTCGGTTTGATAACCTTGCTTCGTCTATCGGCACGGTTTCCGATGCTCTTTTGGGCGACTTGCGGGATGCTACAAAAGGCATGATGAGCGATGCCGAACTGGTTGCCGGTGCTGCCGATTTTATGGCTTTGGGGCTGGCAAAATCGCACGACGAAGTTGTAAGGCTGACTTCGGTTGCGGGCGCACTGGGAATGAACATGAACCAGTTGGTGCTGACATTGACCAACCAGACCACGATGCGTTTTGACGCACTGGGAGTGTCGGTTGCAGGCTTTGATGAAAAGGTGAAAGCGCTGACAGATTCAGGCATGAGTGCGCAAGAGGCGTTTTCCGA